ATTGCAGATACCTAAGCACTATATCTTTACAGCCAAGAATCCTGTGAATGGTCTTACTTATGGTCACCAGGCGATGATCGCATACAATAAGAAGTTAACATTGAATAACAAGGGCATGGGCCTTGACTTCACACTAGATGATCCACATGAAAGCGTGGATATGTTATCAGGAGTCGCAAACTTCAATACAGACCCTTATGCCGCATGGCGCACAGCGTTCCGCGAAGTGATCAAGTTAAAGAGCGATTATAGTGACATGGCTATAGAACGATTAAATATATGGACTACAGTAGGCGACGGCATGTATGCCGAAAATTGTATACAGGGCGCTAAGGATGCTGTAGAATACTACAATGAAGTCAGTGGTGATATCGAAGAATTGAAGAAATCTTACGAATGGTCCTGGCTACAAGATTATTATAGAAAGAAATATACATGAGGTAACTACACTAATGGCCGTTTTCCACAAGCATCTTATTGTTCGTGCTGAGATAAAAAACCCCCCTAAAGCGGAAGCAACAGTTAAAATCTGGATGGGTGAGTTGATTGAAAAGATAGGTATGAAGTTGATGATGGGGCCCTATGCGAAATATCTTGATGTTAAAGGTAATCGCGGATTGACATGCGTAGCGATCATAGAGACAAGTCATATCGCATTGCATGTATGGGACGAGGATGATCCTGCATTAATGCAACTAGATGTTTACACTTGTGGTAATCTAGATCCATATGATGTAGTTAATGCTATACAAGAGTTTGAGCCAACTAAGGTAGAGATGAAATATCTTGACCGTGAGAATGGATTAAGCGAACTACCATTAAAATAATATGAAAAAAATATCGATGATCGGAGTAGGCAAGTTAGGACAAGACTGTGCCGAAGTCATGGCAAGACATTATGATGTCATGGGCTATGACATAGAACCTAGAACTACCGAGTTCCCTATGGCAAGTTCTATAGAAGAATGTGTCAAAGACAGAGACATCATTTTTATAGCGGCTCCCACTCCGCATGATCCTATATATGGCGGTGAACTACCTACTAGTCATCTACCTAACAAAGACTTTGATTATTCAATCGTCATTAACATACTCATCGAAGTAAACAAGTATGTGAAATCTGACCAACTTGTAGTATTGATCAGCACGGTGTTGCCGGGCACTACACGCAGATTATTAGAACCATATATCACTAATGCTAGATTCTTATATAATCCATATCTGATCGCTATGGGAACAGTTAAAGAAGACATGGTAAACCCTGAGATGGTCATTATAGGTACAGAAGACGGCGATGTGACCGGTGATGCTAAGGAACTAATAGACTTTTACAAGACCTTTGTCGCCGAGAACACACGATATGAAGTAGGCACATGGGATGAAGCAGAAGCGATTAAGATTTTCTATAATACTTTCATATCAACTAAACTAGCGTTGGTCAATATGATACAAGATATAGCAGAGACCAATGACAATATCAATACTGATATTGTTACTAATGCATTAAAGAATTCAACACAACGAATAATGGGGCCTGCATATATGACAGCAGGGATGGGAGACGGTGGTGCATGTCATCCTAGAGATAATATAGCATTGCGATATCTTGCGCAAAGACTTGATCTAGGCTACGATTTGTTTGATGCTATAATGAGAGCCAGAGAAGTGCAAGCAGAACGCATGGCGGAGACATGTTTAAAATATGGTAAGAATATTACTATAGTCGGTAAAGCATATAAGCCAGGCGTTCATTATACCAATGGCAGTGCTAGCATGTTAGTAGGTCATTATATAGAAGGAAAGATGGGCAACGTCAATTACTATGACGAGCATACGGGCGATACAGACCTTAGGGCGGACTGGACAGAAGTATATCTTATAGGTTATTGGGATGATTATGTATATAATATCGACTTTCCATCAACTGCTATAGTCATCGATCCCTGGCGCAAGATTGAAAAATCTGAAAATATTATTCATTATGGTAATACAAGAAAGTATAAATAATCTCACAGCCGCACGACCTTCTGGAGTAGTGTTTGTCGCATAGCGATGGCTTAGTTGTAGGGTCAAGATGTTTCCGGAACATCAGAGACAAACCAGAAAACCAGCTTCGGTCAGTACTGTGGGAAGTGCAGATCGACAAGACTAGGACAAGGTTCGAATCCAAGCCGAAGCAACTTTACTATTATGCAAGAAAAATTTGTTGTTGAAGAGTTTTTTAAGGATACTCCTAAGGGTAGGTTCTTAGAGATAGGTGCTAATGATGGCGTACCGCAGACTACCGATGAACCTGTTTGGGGCCTTAAAGAAAAAGGTTGGGCCGGCGTCTATGTCGAACCAAATCCCGCTAGTTGCGGCAATTTGATTAAAAACATAGGGCCTAATAGACCTGATATAGAAATAGTGAATTGCGCGATCACTATCGATCATGGATTAAAAACATTCTATAGTGTGACAGCAAAACAAGGTAGCACCGGCACTAGCAGTTTTCGAAAACACTGGATACCTCTATTACCTGAACCATTGCAGCAGCGTGTGGCATTCATAAAGCCCATAACAATCAATACCATAACATTTGATCAATTACTAGACCATGTGGGTACTGATTTTGATTTTGTGTCAATAGATGTAGAGAATTTACCAAAAGAAAATGATGAGTTCATACAGACTATCAATTTCGCAAGGTTAGAAAAATGTAAAATGATCATGATAGAATGCATCACCGAAAGTTCTATAGAGTATATTAAAAGTTTTGGATATACTGTGTATAGCAGTCAGCAATACATACATTCCGACTTCAATGTATTTTTCGTCAAAACTTGACAGATCCATATAAAGATGCTATCATATCGATATGATAGATCCAAATATTACAACCTTCTTAGAAAAACATAAAGATGACAGGGGTATTCCATATATACCTAACAAGGTATGGAAGGATTTTATACAGCGATATGATAAGAAGGATATCCGCGAATCATTAAGCGATTACATCTTCAATAATAAAATACCTTTTCCTAGTAAACAAATCAGTTATGTAGAAATGGCAGACTTGTTTCTGAAGTTCTGCAGGACCAGTATGAAGGATCAATACAAGTATCCGGATAATGTATTTGAACGAATAGACTACAAGTACAAATATAGTGATAAGCCGTTGGGTGTCATCGATAAGTCACACGTATATAATAGCGTCAGCAATTACTTTCATCAAGAGAACCGCATGCGTTGCGGTAGTAATTTAGTCAGCAGCCCGTGGGACATATGGCATGATATTGATAAATTGAATAACATGAACTGGCACTTCTGGCGACTTGGCGCGCTAGGTAATAGCAACATTGATGCTAGTGCATTCCGTAGCTCATTTCGGATAGGCACTTATACTGCTACGCAATTCAAACCTAGTGTAGCAAAAGCATTATATGAGAAACACGGTGCTAGGAAGATATTGGATACAAGTTGTGGTTGGGGTGATAGGCTGGCAGGATTCTATGCTACATCAGATGCAGAACTATATGTAGGATGTGATCCTAATCCTGAAGTTTATGAGACATATAAAGACCAGTGCTTGGAATATGAAAACATGTTAGGCTGTGATACTGCGGTACTACAAGACAAGGGCGACCATTTTATTGTATTAGGTACAAAAAAGGTAATCATTTATAATTTGCCTAGCGAAGATGTTGATTGGAGTCTGTATGAAAATACCTTTGACTTTTATTTTACAAGCCCTCCCTACTATGAGACAGAAAGATACGCATCAAGCAATGCAGAGACACAGAGTTGGTATCGCTATCCAGACTTTGATAGTTGGAAAAATGATTTCTTTTTCCCTGTCAACGAAAAAGTGTTTCATGCGTTAAATGATAGTGCATATATGATGATCAATATAATAGAACCACGCATCGCAAAGGGTACAAGATTGAATCTGTGTGACGATATGGTAGATCATTTGATCAGCATAGGTGCGAATTATATAGGTAAGATCGGTATGCGTATGCAGGCTAGACCGCATGCTATAGTCAATGCAGATAAGAATAGCGTATTCATCGAACCTATATGGGTGTTCCGAAAGAACAATAGCGAATATGTAAATACATATAGTTTAATAGAGTTTGAAAGTTGATAGATACAATATAAGGAGAAATGCCATGAAACTAATCATCGCAGGTATTCTAAGTTTATTTGCTTTAACAGCAAATGCAGGAGGCATCGACTGCCGTTCAGGTGTAGACCATAAACATCCGGGATGTTTTTCTAGACATGTTATAGTGACACCGGTACATCATGGTAGACATCATTTGCATCATCGCCATCACTTCCATCGTCATCATGGTCCTGTGATAATTCACCGTCATAATGATAATTGGGTCGCACCATTAGTAGGCGGTGTTATTCTTGGTGCGGTCATCGCTGATGCTCATGCCAAAGATAAAGAAGACGATAAGGGTAAAGTTTGTACAGAATGGAAAGAAATAATTACAGAAGACGGAAAGATATATAAAGAGAGAACTTGTAAGGATTTATGATCGTAAGAAGCGAAGAGAAAAGTGTTCTGGACGCGGGTGCGAATCCCGCCATCTCCACCAAACAAAGTTATTATTATAGTCAGAGAGAATGGGATAGATTAGTAGGATGGGGTACTGTTCCAACAGAAAGATCAACGGGGATGACTAGTTTCGACAGGGCAAAGAGTAGCGGAGCAGACGATCCGAGAGGCGACTGACGTAATCAGAGCAAAACAAAGTAAACGCAAACGATGAAGTTTACGCTCTAGCAGCCTGAGGGCACTAGATGGGGGTGACGCCTTATAAACCAATAGTCGGGAAAGGCCTTTCGGGGCCTTTTCTTTTGCGTGTTTGAAACAACTAAATACTTGCATGGATATCAAAGAACTTGAGAGTTTCAACCTAG